TGCGTTGTTATAGAAATTATCTACTACAATTAGTCCACAAGAGGGTGGTCTTATCATTAATGCTTCTTTTAATTTATCAATCTTATCCTTGGGTTTCTTATCTCTTGAAGGTTTTACTTCATCTTTTACAATGTCAACTAACAAATTTCCTTTTAATTGTGCCTCAATAAAGTCCATTTTTACTTATAATAAATAATATAGTCAAATGTGTTTATATTATTTGTTTACTTGTTTTTATAAAGGATTAAGGTTTTAATTACGGTTATAATGACTATATAGGAAATGGTCTCTGTGTCTTGGAAGCAGCCAAAGGTATCGGCATGATTATATCCTGCTTCTTAAACAAATTCGCACTCTTCAGGCATTTCAATTCAGGTCTCAATGGAGCAACAGGATTTACTAAATTGGTCGACCCTATTCCAAACAAGAAGGTTTCAATATCGACGGGATTGTAAGACAATGTAGACCACGGCATTTGTCCAGGGTTGAGACCTGTGCCTGCTAAGCGTGTGTCGGCAGCTAGACCATTGGCTCCATTGGTATATAATTGCCATGACTCGGTCTGTGTATTCTGTCTTTGGTCTTGGCAATAATTGCCTGGTGTATTTCTATTTCGTGTAGAAGCCATTTAATAATATTATTATATGATAATATTATTTTATTTTGCTTTGTTTCTATCTATCACTTTGTTTATATCACTTTGTTTCTATCTATCACTTTGTTTTTAACAATGCGAAAATATCTGTAACAATTTGCCCTTTAAATCTCCAATCAATTCGTCGCCAACATGTTCATTTACAAGCATTTTACAAATACACTGATGTGTCAAATAAAAGAGCTGATGGCTAAACATTGTGATGAATATCAAATAATCCGTGTTCCGCTTGAAATTAAACTGTTCTTGTTCGGTCTTAACTTTGCTCTTGTCCATTACCTTGGGACTTAATTCTTCTAAAAATTGGATGAATTCGTCGTGCTTAATTAGATGCTCAAATACCATCTTAATACCTGCGTCCATTTGGGGGTCTTCAAGGCTGTCTGCGTCGAAAACAGATAATAGTTCATCTCTGTATAATTTGTCGCAAATATATGCGATATCGTCGCGCGTGTATTTGTAGTCTTCTTCTGATTGATCGTCGGAATCTGATTCTACTGCTCCTGCTTGTGCTTTTGCTAACGCTAATACTGGCGTTTGTGCTTGTGCTGATACTTGTGCTACTGCTTTTGTTTCTACTTTTGCTAACGCTAATACTGGCGTTTCTGCTTGCGCTAAGTCTTTCTTACTTGGACGTCCTCGCTTCTTCTTTTCTGTAGGTTCTTCTACTTTAGGTTCTTCTTTTACAGCAGTAGCCATACTAGTATTCGTTTGAGTTTTCGTAATTGGCTTACCATTTACATTTGTGACAATGTTAATATCTGAGAAATTAAATGATGATTGTAAGGCCTTACTTATTTCCGCAGTAATCTCTTCAGCGATTCGCTCTTCATATCGTTTTGTTAATTCATTTTCTATATCGTTATATCTTACTATAAAATCTGTTTTATACATTTTATAGTATTTAATTCAAAAGCTTTAAATGGTTTTCTTTTAAACAAGGTTTTTAATTACTTTGTAGAATACATATCTCTGTCTCTAGTAAGCTCCCTAGACGGGACTCCTCCACGGATCCATCCTTGCGACGCATTTGCCTCTATGAGGTGGTCAGGGTTTTGAACATTCTTTTGCATCTCAGGTATCAACGGTGTTGTTCTGTATCTAAGATGGCTCTTCTCCGTCAACTTGGTGATAGAGCGCTTGTTCGTGACGGCCTCTCCTTGTTGGATTTGGGCCTCCAAAATAGGGTCAACTGCGCCTCTTCCTAAATAAGGCACGGTAGCAAAAGGGCGCTGAAATAAGTCGATTCTAGCCTTCGGGGCGGTCTGTATAGAACCAATGAGCAACTTGGAACTGTCGTCGATGTTGGACCCGCACATATCAGACCCCATGCTGCCTGAATAGTTTATGCCCGGCTGAGTTGTTGCCAATTTCTTCGCGTTGGACATATTACAGTCAGCGGCAAAATAATTTTGAAGCAAATAGGAGCACGCTTGGGAATTTTGGATTGAGTTTATGTCTTGCGAGCATTCGTCGTTGCCTATTCTGCCCATTGTATTAAATGTAAAATCTGAAACGTATGCCATTTTTATATATTACTACAATAAAAATAAAAAAGAATAATTTAATTTAAACCCTTAACAAATTAAAACATCTCATTTTAATTTGTTAAGGGTCAGATATTAGTAAAGATTTGAAATAACACCCTAAAGGGTGTTTCATTGTAAAATTTTACTGGTATAAATGTTTTTGTGTTTCTAAATGTCTTTGAAATAAAATATTTAGAAACATATGAATCGTATTATAGAATTTTGTTACACAAAATATTTTATATAAATTTATAAAATATTTGTTACCATATATGATGTTAATAATTTATAGAGTATAACGATAATTGTCCTTTACGCGCATCATGGCTCCTTCAGGAGTGTCTTCCTTAGCAGAATACATCGAGCCAAAAAGGTATGTGCAAAAAGCACCTTGGTCGTTTGAAATTCTACTATTTGCTGTGCTATAGAACCGCTGCATAGACATATCCAAGTCATAATTGTCCTTAAGGTCGCCGTATAGCTGCTTATTGGTGCTAATAATATCCGGATTGAGCATCTGTGTCTGTTTCTTAACCGCCGTCGTAATGTCCTCATGGACGTCGGGGTTGAAACTGGGTGCGGCGGCCTTGCGCTCCGGGTCGTCCATAATATCGGTTAAGAGCACGTTCCCAAAAGGGTTCTGCTTGGTCGTCGGGTGAAACTCAGAGCGTAACATGCTTTCTAGTGTGACGGGATCCGTCGTGAATGTAGTCGGTGTTATTTTCCTGACATTCTTTCCCTTTTTCTTTTTCTTATCGTTATCATCTTTACTAGCGTTATAGTCTTGATTTGAGAAGTTCTCTGTCAACCCTTTCACAATGGTCTGCTTACGATATCTATACAGCGACAGAATAATCGCTAATGTAATCGCACCAATTACAAGAAAATGCGGTCGCATTGTGAATACAAACCCGAGTACAGAAAGCACAATCACAAAACGACTAATTGCGTTTAATTTGGCTTCGAAAGACATCGATGGTTGCGGCCATACTTGTAAAATATTGTCAGTATTGAATAATATTGTCGGTTCATTTGACCAAAATGGAGTTGTCATTATATATATACTTTTCTTATAAAATTGTATAATAAAATATATTGTATTTATTATACACTATTTTCCTAAAAGCCTCTTCTTTTATTCTTCTTCTTAGACTTGTTTTTCTTGGATTTTTTATAAGATTTCTTATTAGACTTCTTGTTTTTATAAGATTTCTTATTCTTAGATTTGCCACCACCATATCTAAATGCTTGCCTTCTTTTAAGTTGTTCTCTGTCTTCAAAATTTTTAGGGTCAACTTTAAATGTCAAAACTGTAATATTATCAGCATTTTCTTCAACCCTGTCAACAATATATATGTCAACAAGTTCATCGAAACCTGGTGCTATTTTTTTTGAAAAAGAAACAGCATCGTCGCGCTCTACAGGTATAGGTGTCTTTAAAGTTACACGTAAAGTTGACCTTATTGGTTCTGAGTAGTTAAAAGAAAAATCTAAGGCAATCCTAGTAACATAATCTTTCCAAAAAGGAGGTGAAGTCGGAAAATTACAAATAGCTAACAGTTCATTACTTTTACCCTTAACGTTAATTGTGTTTATCATTTTATATCCTCTTGTTCCATATGGTGCAATAAAATATTCCAAATTATAATTCTCATTGGTTTCAACTGTAAAAGTTGTAGGTGCTGTCATACCCTCAGTTTCTAATACACTATCAATTTCAGTAGACATATATATATATATATATATAAAATAAACTGAATAAAGCATAAATATTTATATGCACATTCCTAGACATTATTTCTTAGGTTTCTTCTTTTTCTTATCTGTGCTTACCGAAGGACTAGGACTAGAAGTAGTTGTCGGTCTTGCTCCTCTAGGACTGCGCTCTACCTTCTCACCCGTGCTGAAGATTTTGATAAGTTCCTCTTCGGATAAGGCTGGAGTAGAAGGTGTTGTCGGCTGCTTCACCGATGTCGCCTCTTTTGCGTCTGACTTAGCTCGCATGCGTTCCTTCATCTTCGCCAACTTCATATTCTTATTCATTTGCGCCTCCATTGCTCCCATATTCACCTTTGTATTCTTGCCTAATCCCGGAATACCCATTTGACTAAATATCTTGGACATATCCCCCATACCGGGCATGTTTTTCATTTGGTTCAATAAGTCCATACCCTCGCTCATTAGCTCGCTCTCCTTGATTTCACCCGACTTGATTTTGGTCTCAATCTTGCCGCCAATGTTCTTAACCATATTCATTAACTTGCCGGGGTTCTTAAAGAGCTTCTGAAACACATCCTTGGCGTCTTTGGTGTCGTCTAAATCGAGATCCAATTCTGAAGCAGTTTCTTGTGCTAATTCCATTGCTAATTTACCTAGCTTGCCGTCCATCATGCTATTAATGTGTTTGTGAATATCTTCGGCGTTTGGAATTGGTTTACCATTTGTATCTTCATCATTAGTTCCTTGGTCTTCTGTTCCATCTTCTTCTGAACCATTACCTTTGGTAAAGCTATCAAACATTGTCTGCATATTCCCCAAAGTCTCGGTCAACTTCTCCTTCAATTCGTCTTCGTTGATTGCCTCAAACAGTTTCGCAGTGTCGCCTAAATCCGCGCTATTGTGGACTGACCCAATTACCGAAAACAAAACCAATTGTAAATATTTCCACACGGTTTCTCTAGTATTGTCGCTAATATCACACTTCCATAATTGCTTGAATACAATACCTGGAAGAAACTCGGTATTAATCTCAGAATCATCCTTGAAAATATCCACGTTTTTATACAGAATATCAAAGAAGCGCTCCGGCATCACTTTTACACAATGACGGAACACGAATGTAATCTCAGCCTTGGCTCTAGGGTTTAAATCGTCTTCCGGTGAGGCGACCGTTCTAGTCCACCATCGCTTAATTAATCCACTGTATTCGGGAAAAGTTGTAACAATGTCGCAAATAAAGTCGTTAATTATTTTATTAAAGTCGGCGGGAATTGTTAGGTCCTCTACAGATTTCTTTGGTTCGGTCATTTATATATTTTTATTATTGAATATATATTTAAATCAAACTAACAAATATATATTTAATTTTTGGGGATTTTTATAAAGTTATTCATCCAATAACATTAATGCCATTGCCGCATAATTATGTAAATCAATCAATGTGTCTCTAATTCCTTCATCACTTACTAAATTCACACCATTTTTCGTTATCGACATGGAGCGCTGTAATTTATCTTCGATTCGCATTAAAACACCGATAACTCCATATTTAGCGAAGGCATCACCATAATCGATGTTTTTTTTAGTAAATAGCTCCAATGCTTCCTGCTGTATTTTTGTCATTTGTTCTACTCTGTTATTCGTGCCTTTATCCATGATTGTTGTAAATAATATAAATAGTTTGTCTTTATATTATTATTCTCTAATCGGCAAATGCCTTTAAACAGTCGCTATAGTCGCTTTAAACAGTCGCTATAGTCGCTTTAAACAGTCGCTATAGTCGCTTTAAACAATACTCTTATCAATTGTCACCGCCTTTGTAACATTCTTCACAATCTTCTCAATGTTTTCCTGTTGTTCTTCCTTGGTTGTGCCCGACATTGAATTCATTACGATTTTATTATATTTCACATTTTGCTTCGTTGTCGGGTCGCGGCACCCCGGGTGTTCCTTAACCCATTCATTAATGTGCTTTATATTTTTAAAAGCAATTTGTTTTATCGCGTTCTTAAGATTTGGCATGTCATCTGTCTCCTTTGTCCATTCATCGTTTTCCTTGATATACACTGTTTCGCGTTTCAAATCGCTACAATGTATTGGTCGCAAATTTATATCCAAATTATTCAGATTTTTCAATAGTATTTTGGAAACACCATCAGGATAATCCATGTGCGCAAAATTCTCCAAGTCGGACATTTGGATCTTGATGGTATCTACAAATTCGCTCATATTCATTGCCCCTTTACAAGTATCATTTAGAAACACATTTAAACAAAATGACTTGTTATGTGAGTTCACGTTATTAATTGTGTTATTGTTTGTATTATGGCTGTTGCTTATAAAATCCTTCTTAACTAGTTCCATAATTAAGCTCTTGAATTCTGAATTCTCTTTTAATAAATAGTGAATAAGGTTTTCACTTGATTTAAGGTCAGGAATTGTTTCGCTACTGTCTTTATTTTCTGTGGGTGATTTATTGTCTGTGGGTATAGGTGGGTTACATTTTTGTTTGTGTCTGCTTAATCCGGAGTTATGTATATACGCGTTACCACAAACGCAGACATATTTATGTTTTTGGGGTAAAATTGGGGTATTTGGGGTATTGCCATTATCCTTCGTTACCATCTTGACCATTTCTAAATGTTTTGCTGTTAATATATGTCGAGAATAATCTTTTTTGTTACTGGTTTTGAAGTCACAGCAATCGCAAGAAAACTTTGGGGTTTTTAGGGGTAAATTAGTTATCATTGGTTACCTTTTACATTACCATTAGATAATATTCCTAAAGTTTCGGCCGTAATTTAGAAAAATTATCGTAACAATATTTTCAACAGTTAAAAAATAATTGTGACGTTATTGGTCACAACGTGAAAAAAACAGTGTTTTTTGAAACTTTATTTGGGTTTCTAAATCTGGACATTTATAAATGTCCAATTTTCATTTCCCTTTTTACTTTTGGGAATCTTTTTTTATAACTTCGTATAACTTCGTATAACTTTTCAAAATATCCGAAAAAGTAAATATAATATAAACAATCATATTTAAAGCAATTCAGCAATCTTGGATAAATTCTGAATGTATTTCATTGCCTTTGCCTGATTCTCTTGACCCATGTTGCGAATTGGGTCGCGTAACATATTAATATAGTCCATAATATTGTCGGATTGATTATAATCTACAAAATCACTCGAATAATCTTTCTCCAAGAAGAAGCTAATGTCACCCCTGTCGATTTGATTTTTGTAAGGTGTCGCAACATAATTAATCCATATCTTAATAATCATTTTCGGATTGGCCCTGCGAATGGTCGACAGCGCATTTTTGGCCGACAGAATGCGAACGTTATCGGGAAATATAGTGCAAATATCATTTATAAATTCGGCAAAATGATTGTTAAAAATGGTCGGAATATTTTGATTTTTAGCAGCAGCAGACATGGTTTCTTATTTGTAAAATATAGACATGCGTTTATATTGGTTTTCTTTTAAATATTTTAAAAAAAGAAAATTGAATTATAATACTTAAATATATGAGTATTTAAAAATTATATTATTAGATACAAGATGACTGAAATAACCACAGCAGTAGCAGTAGCAGAAAGCAACCAATCAATAATCCTTAGTAATGGACTAAGTGCGAATACAACTTTAAAAGAAAGAGTAGAGTGGGCATTAACAAAACCAGCCAAAGTTGAGAAAAAGGAAGGTATAACAAAAGGACAACAAGAAGAGAATTTACAAAAAGAAGAAAAAAAATGGGGGAACAATATGATAGGACAACAAAACAATGGACAATGGACAACTTTATTAGGCGAGCATCTCGTGCGCGATATTTTAGAATTACGTGGAGAAAACCCAAGAAAACCAGCTCGTAAAGGTGGTTTTCAACCTGATTGGGAAACAGATGAATATATATATGAAGTAAAAACTTCAAATTGGTGGGTTTCAGGAACAGCCGGAGAAAAAGTGTATGGAACCTGGATAAAATATCAAGAAATACCTGAATTATATGGAAAGCCGCTAAGAATTGTTTGCGTAGCCAGTCAAGAAGACGAACTTATAAACGGCAAGACAATATATTTTGGCGAAAATGTCACAAAAAAAACACAACAGGTCTTGGATATGGCACGTTCGTGGGGGATTGAATATGTAAAGTTCAGCGATTTGATAATGCCGGTAAAGTCTATAATGTAAATTCTGTATATTAAAATTAAACATAATTCTTTATAATAACCTCCTTCGCCTTTGCGTCAGGATTTTTAGAATTAATCGACCTTTTACATAAGAGAGATGTAATATTGTATTTTTCTTTTTTTACACAGTTAGTAAAGTTTTCGCGAACCAAACTCACGTCAGCATTACTTAACATCATTTTTTTATCTGTCTCGGTTAAACCGTGTATTAATTCAAATAATTGTGTATGTTTATCAATTCCGAACCCATTTTCAGTATATCCTACAAACGATGTGTCTGTTTCAGGGGCATATGGCGGGTCAAGATACACAAAATCATTTGTCTCCACCTTTGTAAGTGATATATTAAAATCACAGCATTCAAATACTACATTTTGTATTAAATTGTGTATTTCATCTAAATGTGCCTTATTTATAATCTCCGGATTGTTATAGTGTCCATACGGAACATTAAACCCTTTGGGTCCTACTCGGAATACACCTCTAAAACAAGTTTTATTCAAGAATATAAACATAGCAGAACCTAATATGCCTTTTTTATCAGCTAAGCATAATTTATTATATTCGCTTCGTATCCAATAATAGTAATTTTCCTTTGCTATTTTTGCTTCTGCTATATTTTTGGGCGTTCTATTTATTTCTCCATTTCCACATTCGTTAAAATCAGTAATAATAGTTTGTAATATATCATATAATTCGTTATGACATGTTTGAATGTTTTTGTAAATATAAATTAATGGCTCATTCAAATCATACGCGTATACATTACCATGTATTTTTATAATCCCACTTTTAACATAAGATAACAGCGTCAATAAAACACTGCCTCCTCCCAAAAATACTTCGCGATAATTATTTATTTCAACTGGAAAATCCACGATAAGTTTATCCATTATTTGGGTTTTCCCGCCAACCCACTTTAAAATTGGTTTCGGAATATGTATATTTTTAGTAGCGATATTTTTAACAAGTTTATCATCGTAATCAACGTCGATACTCTCTTCCGGGGCAGCCTTTTTAATTTCAAATAATTTTTCATTAACCGCATTATCTATCATGTCCTTTATTTTACCTTCAACTACACACGGATTCTTTTTATTACAGTGTGCCGTATAGTATGATTTTTGATTAAACTCCTTTCCGCACTTTTCGCAAGTATATTTACTCATTTTTTATAATGTAATATGGTTTATATATATCTATATACACTATTATTAAATCAATTTTTTACATAATAGTACATTATTACCTAAAAATACCTAAATTTAGGTAACATCGAACAAAGACTAATAAAATTGAAATAATACAACCAAAATCAAATACTTGTATTACAAACCATATTACAAACCATATTACATTATTATTACATTATTATTACATTATTATTACATTATAAAAA